ACAGATTTTTTTACAGGCGGTGCATTTAAAACCGTTGAAAAAATAGCTTCTGAATGGATAGAAACAGCAGGAGAAACAGCGGAAGCAGCAGCGCTAATGGTTAAAACTCTAGACCCTAACGGGCTAATGAGACGGCAATTATCGAGTGATGTAACTCAACTGTATAAGCTTTACATTGTGACAACATTGATTTTACTTATATGTGAGGCCTTTGGTTTTGGTGATGCGGTCGCTATAGCAGCGGCAACAACAAAAGTCACTTCGTTATTCACCCCCATAACAACATTGTTCGGTGTAATAGTTAGCGCTAGCTTTGGTGTGAATTACGCCAATACTAAACAAGGCAATTAGTGTATAATGTCAGGGTTCTTGCAAATCCGTGTAAGAGCTTGTAAGAGAAAACAAATTAAAAGGGTGTTAAAATGAAAAATGTATTTATTGGTGATAATGAGCCACCAAAACCAAAGCAAGTTAAATAAATAGTAAGATGAACCTTTTTAAGGTCCTAGTGTTAAGTTGGCTAATTGGTGTCGGCTTAACATTTTTTAAAGATGTAAGTGTCGCTTATGAAATCAAGTGCGCTTCTATGTCATTGATATATTTATTAGCAGCATTTTTTTGTTATAGGTATGCTGAAGACGAATTGCTTTCTGGTAAGATTTTACAGTTTTATTTAATCTCTGCTCTATGTAGCTGTATGATAATTTCATGTTGGTTTAACTTTATCTTTATAAATAAAGATATTTACAGCGCCCTTATTGATATTAGGTATTACAATGCTTTTAGCTGGAAAAATACCTATAAGTCAGTCGAGCTATTAGCTCTATTTATAGTTGGAAAAAATGCTATTATTCGTCTTAGTCACTGGTTTATTTGTCGGAGTATGCGGGTTAATGCTACTATTACGGATAATAAGCACAATAAAAGTGGTAGACAAACGTGAACTCACCAACGATAACAACGTTAGATCAAAAGATAAATAGCTTCATATCCTCCCAGGATAAGCATAATGACAAAGTTACGGCGGCTATAGAAAAGATGGCCACCACAATATCTAGCCTGAATACAGTTCACATAGAAATAAATCATCTATCTGAAAAAATAACTAGTTGTGAAAAGGTATCTGAATCAATAAAGAAAGATGTAAAAGATGTAAGCGAAAAAGTAATAACTAATTCAATTCAGACTGAAGAATATAAACATATAAAAAAGCTTTTTATTGCATTTATAGTTGCCACTGCTCTTGGTGGAGGGTTCGTAACAAAAATGACAAGTGATAACTACTCTAAAAAAGACGCTTTACTTCATCAGCAAGCCAAGGCCATGTCTGAAATAGCAGCAGCTATAAAATCAAGCGCAATAAATAGCAAATCAGATTCAAGTAATTCAAGTAATTCAAATAAACAATAAGGTTAGATGATGAGTGCAGCACTACACTTCGCAAACCTAGCACCAAGCGCAAAGAAAACAGCATTATTGTCTGTGCTTGATGGCACGATAGAAGACTGCCAAGGTACACGTAACGATATATTAAATAAAATATACGTGGTTATGGGTGGAGCAAACACCAACAAACAAAGAAATAATATCCTTGAAAATATACTGAGGCTGATATGACAAGACCACAAAATACGATACTAGATGATATAGTAATAGCTTCTAGCGGCACGATAAGAAACCCACACAACAGAAACGAGCTATTAATAGATTGGTTGCTTGCTCTAGGTGGTACACCCCTAAATAGCGCCTTTCAAGGATTTGACGATCCTGTTAACTGTAACGGTGTTATATACTGCAATCAAATAATAGGATGCAACTAAAATGACAAGCAAATTAGAATGCGGAGTATCAACACCTAGTGATATTTTTGATAGTGTTAATGGGCTGGTGCAAAAGCAACGCTCACCTAAACACTACTCAAAGCACAGCTCAGACTTACTCGGAAATGTAACAGCGGGTAACACTCGATTAATGATGATGATGGTGCCAGTTGAATATACATCTATAAGAATAGGCTATACACATCAAGGTGGTGATGGTGACGTTACCGGAGCTTCAGCTTTAATAGGTGCGTCTGATGATATAGGTGATTTATCATACACCAACACTGCAGAGGGCAAGAAGTTTATAACCCCTAATCATGAAGGAGCTGAACAAAATACCGTTTCAGAGTTTGGGTGGAGAAATGTTACATGGGGAGGTAATGCAACATTTGATATAACTGACCCGACAGTTGGCGAGACAGCGACCGTATATTCTGACTTGATAGACTTACCAGCAAGAGCATTAGCTGACAATAGCTTTACCGGTTACTACCCTTTACTTATTCGTATGTATGCTGGTACGGGTATCGCAACAGTAACTTCAAGCTTTACAAGTCAAACTTTGCCACAATATTTCATTGACTCAGGTGACAATATGATCATGAACGCCACAAGGTCGGGTGAAAACGTCACAAACCCTGCCACATGGCACCAAGGAAATACACCTAGTTTTTCAAGTTCAACTAATTTACCTTTAACTATTGAAGCTTATACGGCAGAAGAACATAAATCCGTGTTGTGCGTTGGTGATTCTCGTCTCGGTAGCTCTCCACCTAGCGAGTCATCTATAGGCTATAAAACTTTACAATGGCGTATAGAGCGAGATTTGAATGCAGCGGGCACTAAGTCGAATATAGTTGCATCCGCTAAGGGTGGCTATACTGCAAATGAATATTTCAAAACAGCAATTGATATATTAGCTAGTGGTGACGTACTTCCGACTGATGCTGTATATCTTATCTACTCTATTAATGACGGTATACCTACTGATGCAATTATCGCTAACAGCAAAGCAAAAGCATTAAGGTTTATAGATAGATGTGTTGATTTAAATATAACGCCGCTATTAATGACTAGTTTCCCTAGAGGTACAGGTTACACTGTTGATGAATTAGCGTTGTTAGATGGCGTGGAGGATTTCGCAGCAAGTACCGGCTATAAGGCAATATCACCATTGAAAATATACGGTGATGCTAGCGGTGTATGGTCTAACGCTGCTGACCACGATGACAATGACCATATGTCACCATCAGGGCAAGATGACTTATCTAGTAGGACAGTGACTATATTAACAACCTAACACAGTAACCAATAAGGCATAAATAAATATTCAAATTGGCGAATGGAACTTTGAAGTAACTAGGGTAAAAGCCCGAAAAATTAAAGAGTTTGGTTTGCCTTTTGATAGTGGAGTTGCAGATTTAAAAACGGCAAACGAATAAAGAAAACAATTAAACTATAACTAACCCTTGAGGGGTTAACATCAAAGGCAGGGCTAATGATGCTAGAAAACGTAAAGCATGAACAATTCTGTCAAGTATGGCATGAGACAGGAAACAAGTCAGAAGCCTTTAGGGTTTCACATCCTCACAGCCTCAAATGGAAAGATGATACTGTCCATAATAAGGCAAGCGCCCTATCAAGAAAAGAACAGGTCGCGGCTAGGTTTGAACAACTACAAGAGCAAGCACTAAAAGACCATGGCGTAACGATTAAAAGCTTATTAAAAGAGCTTGACGAAGCGCGTAAGCTTGCTATGACAACTGAAACCCCTCAAACCTCAGCAGCTATCAGTGCTACCATGAATAAAGCTAAGTTAGTTGGCCTTGATAAGCACACTGAAACAAATGTTAATGTGAACGTCAGAAAAACACTTGACGACTTCTATGGGTAATCCTTCACTAAATCCAAACCTAAAAGACTTCTGGATGACTCGCGTATTACCTGATGGGACGCCGGTAACTATGCGAACTCTTCACGGTGGTCGCATGTCGTCAAAATCACATGATGCTGCTGGCATGGCAATAGCTCGGGCTAATCATCACAAGGAAATATTCTTATGCACTCGTATGTACCAGAATAAGATTGAAGATTCTGTTTATACATTACTCAAAGATAAGATTGCATACTTTGGCCTTGAGGATAACTTTAATATATTTGCCAACGCAATAGAGCATAAAACTAACGGCTCTATGTTTAAGTTTTATGGCATCGCCAGGAACATCGATGAGATTAAATCATTCGAAGGCGCAACTGTTTGGTGGAATGAAGAAAGCCACAACTTAACTAAGAAGATGTTTACCACTGTACGACCAACTATCATGCGTAATGAAGGTGCTGAAATGTGGTTTACGTTGAACGGTCAGCTTATATCTGATTACTCTTGGCAGCGATTAGTTGAATCACCACCTAAGGGCGCATTGGTTCGCAAGATTAATTATGATGAAAACGGTTTTCTGGGTGAGTCTGCCTTGCGTGACATAGCGGAAGAATTCGAAGAGGATTGGGAGTTAGCTAACCATGTTTATAATGGGATACCTTACGCTGATGATGATCAATCAATTATTAAACGCTCATGGGTTAACGCATGTATCGACGCTCATGTTAATTTAGAGTTAGATTTATTCGGCGCTACTTGTGCCGGTTATGATGTTGCTGATAGTGGCGCGGATAGAAACTGTGTAACGGTATTTAATGGCGCTGTCGCTATGACTATGGATGCGTGGAAAGCTGGCGAGGATGAGTTAGAGCGCTCATCACAAAGGGCATATCAATTAGCTGATGGCGGCTTATTATCTTATGACTCTATCGGCGTTGGCGCTGGTGTTGGCTCAATACTCAAAGGTAAGGGTTATAAAAACTATTCTAAGTTCAATGCCGCTGCTGAAGTATTCGAGCCCAAGAAAGAATACTCCCCTAAGATAACCAATAAAGCTAAGTTTGAAAACTTAAAGGCTCAAGCTTGGCGGGATGTTGCTGATAGAATGCGCAATACTTTTAACGCTGTAACTAAGGGTATGAAGTACGATCCTAGTGATTTGATTAGCATTAGTGGTGACATTAAAGGTCTAGAAGAATTAAAAAGCGAATTATGCGCACCTAGGGCTGACTATTCTAAACGTGGCCTTGATATCGTTGAAGCTAAGAAAGACGTTAAGAAGAGGTTAGAAAAGTCCCATGATTTAGCAGATAGCTTCATCATGGGTGCATGTCCTCATCTAGTTAAAGGTAAGCGAGGGAGATTAAACATTGACGGTTAGCGTGTAAGTCCGATAATTCCATCGCCACCTTTTCCACCAGGCTGGCCACCCCATGATTTAGTTGGTGTAGCACTGTGCTGGTATTGATTACCTTGTGCGAGCAGCCTGATTATTTCCTTATCATTCTTAATCGCATCTTTCAGCAGTTGCACACGCTCATTGATTTTAAAGTACCAGCATACGACTTCACGTATTAATATAAATACGAATAGGATTATAGCTATTGCGAATAGCACATTAGGTAGGTTGTTCATTATTGAATTCATGATTTCCCCTTTAGCTTGAATACACAAAGCCCAGCAATCGCGCCGATAAGCGCACAGAAAAGACTAGCAATACCACCTGCAGTAAAGCCGTAAATAAACAACCCTTCATGAATATACACTTCAGACCAGCCCCAGTATAATGAATTGATAACAATCATTAACGAAAAGTACAATTTAATATTCATTACTTCACCTCTGGCACAAGTTTATAGCCTCTCTCTATCATTGTAATAATCACGGCCTTTTGTGCTGCACTGCAATCGATATTTATATTTGTATCAAGACATCTTTGACTGTCATCAACAATTTCACATGCCTCATCAATGGCTTTTTCAGTATCGGTACGGGTATCGATAGGTTTGAATTTAGCTAATGCTACATCAACAACTCTTTCGAATACACTAGCGGTGCTAAGGACTATTTTGTACTCACCAACGAATAATATGTCACATTCATGGAAGGAGGGGCTAATATCACTATCCATCATAAATAAGCAACTCATACCAACACTCGGCAACTCTCCTGCACCTACCATCGCTTGGGTAAATACTGGCTTAGACTTTAACTTGAACTCCTGCACGTACTCCCATTCACTTTTATACTCCGTATAATTTTTCGAGCTACGACCAAAGTTAGTTGATAGCTCGTCTACTAGTGCGTTGAATTCAGTTTCAGTACACAAAACACTCCACTCAGGCGTTGCAAGTAGC